CATGTTAGCAGTTCGTGGTCTTGACGCACTACTAAGCTATCAAGATTACCCTATTATTGCTGCTAAAAAAGCAACTGAAGCAAGACGCCCGTTAGGTATAGGTATTATTAACTTTGCTTATTTTTTAGCAAAAAATGATGTTAAGTATAGTGATTCTGCCGCACTCCCGCTTGTAGATAAATGGGCGCAAATGTGGAGCTATTATCTTATCAAAGCAAGTGCTGATTTAGCTAAAGAAAAAGGACCATGTCACAAAAGCAATGAGACAAAATATGCTAACGGAGTCTTACCAATAGACACATATAAGAGTGATGTTAATGAATTAGTACCATATACAGAGTATGTTGATTGGGCAGAATTAAAAAGACAATTACAAGAACATGGCATACGCAATAGTACATTGATGGCAATTATGCCTGCTGAAACTTCAGCACAAATTGCTAATGCAACAAACGGTGTAGAACCACCTAGAAGTTATGTTAGTGTGAAACAAAGTAAACATGGTTCACTAAGACAGGTAGTTCCAGAATTTCGCAGACTTAAAAACAAGTACGAATTACTTTGGGATCAGCGTAGCCCAGAAGGCTACTTAAAGTTAATGGCAATATTACAAAAATATGTTGACCAAGCAATCAGTGTAAACACAAGTTATAACCCCGCATTTTACGAAGATGAAAAGATCCCTATGAGTGAAATGTTAAAACATCTTGTTATGCACTACAAATATGGGGGTAAAACATTATATTATTTTAACACCAATGACCAATCAGGTGAGATTGATGTTGATAAAATAACAAAAACAATAGAACCAATAGCAACTACAATAGAGCAAGAAGAATGCGATAGTTGCGTCATATAATAATAAGGATAAATTATGACCGTTTTAAATTTGAATGCGGAGAAATCCCATATTCACAGTCCAATGTTTTTAGATCCAAATGGATCATTGGGCATGGCAAGATATGATACACTAAAATACCGTCAGTTTGAAAAATTAACTGAAAAACAATTAGGCTTCTTTTGGCAACCACAAGAAATAGATATTATAAAAGATGCAAAAGATTTTAAGGATCTAACTGACAATGAACAACATATCTTCACAAGTAATTTAAAACGACAAATACTATTAGATAGTGTTCAGGGCCGTAGTCCTAATTTAGCCTTTCTACCTATTGTTAGTATTCCTGAATTAGAAACTTGGATAGAAACTTGGGCATTTAGTGAAACTATACATAGCAAAAGTTATACACATATTATTAGAAATGTTTATAGCGATCCAAGTAAAATTTTTGATGAAATGCAAAACATACAAGAAATCGTTACTTGCGGTCATGATATTAGTCGTTACTACGATGAACTTATTGAATATAGTCAATGGTATCAATTACTTGGAGAAGGTAAACATAATGTAAACGGAAAAGAAATTGAAGTAGATTTATATGAACTTAAAAAGAAGTTATGGCTTACACTAATGAGTGTTAATGTATTAGAAGGTATTCGTTTTTATGTCAGTTTTGCTTGTAGTTGGGCTTTCGCAGAAGTCAAAAAGATGGAAGGAAATGCAAAAATAATTAAGCTAATTTGCCGTGATGAGAATGTACATTTAGGATTCACACAAACAATACTAAAATTATTACCAAAAGATGATAGTGATTTTGAAAAGATTAGGTTAGAAACCACAGATGAAGTTGTAGATATGTTTAGACAAGCGGTAGAGCAGGAAAAAGCTTGGGCACATTATTTGTTTAAAGATGGTTCTATGATAGGTCTCAATCAACAATTGCTAAGTGATTATGTAGAATGGGTAGCTAACAAAAGATTAACAGCATTAGGTTTTCAGCAACTCTTTAAGGGCGGAACTAATCCTCTACCATGGACTGCAAAATGGATAGCAGGAAGCGAGGTACAAGTTGCACCACAAGAAACAGAAATAAGTAGTTATACTATAGGTGCAGTAAAACAAGATGTTACTGAGGAAACATTTAAAGGATTTACTTTATGAAATTAACCGTATACACACGCAGTAGTCCACCTTGTCCATATTGTTTACAAGCAAAAAATTTACTAAAGCTAAAGCGTATTGAATTTGATGAAATCGATATAGCAAAAGAGCCAGATGCCAAACAAAAACTAGTAGATATGGGTTTAAGGACTGTCCCTCAAATCTTTTTGGGTGACAGTCTTTTTGTAGAAGGTGGCTTTAACGGGCTAAGTAATCTTAGCGATACTGAAATCAATAACAGATTGCGAAACTTTGAATTAGGATCATTATGAAATTTACACCAAACACAGTTTATACATTTAAATTAACTTCAGGAGAAGAACTTATAGCAAAAGTCTTACATGACATGGATGATAATGGATATGTAACTATAATGGAACCTGTAGCAGTAGCTCCAGGTCCTCAAGGTATGGGACTTATTCCAAGTCTTTTTACAGTAGACCAAAGTACTGAATTAAAAATTAATACAAAAAATGTATTAATGTGTGCTGCAACTGCAAGTCAAATTACAGATAAATATATAGAAGCGACTACAGGAATTAAAGTTCCTAGTAAGCAAATTCTAGTGGGGTAAAATGCCAAAATTAAGTAGGGTAGGGGATACAAATCAGCCAGGTGGACGAATTGTACGGGGAGCAGGAACCGTATTTGCCAATGGCATAAAGGTAGGCTTACATGTAAGTGTTATAACACCACATGCACCATGGCCAAGACCAAAAAATGATCCACACCCACCGCATAATGCAGCAAGAACTACAGATGGTAGTCCTACTGTATTTGCTGAAGGATGCCCAGTTTTAAGAATAGGGTCAGGTAATACTTGTGGACATAGCATTGTACAAGGAAGCCCTGATGTATATGTACCATGACCGCTGCTTCAGGAAAACAAAGCCCATTAGGCATTAATACACTAAGTGGGCTACTACAAAACACTGGCTTAAATATAAATCAAAATTTTACTACATATGTAGGTAGTAGTGCTAATGTTGATAATTATACATCTGGGACAATAGTAAGTTCTACCTTACTAGCAAAAATAACACAAGCGAAACAGTTAGCCTTTGCTAAGTTAGGAACTAATCCGACCTCAGAAGTTAATGTGTCTGTATATACGAACCTAGTTAATTGTGGAAGCACACTAATTCCTGCGTTAGCTAATACCGACCCTACCTCTTACAATCCTACAAATACTGCTACAAGTACAGATGGAACAACAGAAATTATTACATGTACAAGCACTGTAAATTTTTTAGTTAACAATCCTGTTATTTTTAGTGGAACAAGTTTTGGTGGTATTACTGCTGGTACAATATATTATGTTAAAACAATAGTAAGCACTACAGAATTTACTGTCAGTACAACACCTGGTGGTAGCACACATAACTTAAGTACAGCTACAGGTTCATTAACAATTTTTAATGCTGCCTTTTATAAAAATGGATTTTTAGCAAAAATAGCGTTACAAGCGTATAATGAATTTAATTATAACGGATCAACCAGTTATAGTGATTTCTTGCAAAGTTTTCTAACTTGTTATTCATACATGAAACAAAATAATAGCACAATTGCTACAATGAGTAATGCTCCTGCATTTATGGAAGGTACTTATAGTAACATGAATGACTTGATAACAAGTGATGTATCAGGTGTTAATTTAGCATTATTAGATTTTGGACAAGATTTAATTAATACAGGAAAAGCAATCAATTTAGCCACTATGCAAGACTTTGGTACGCCAAGTAATTTATTAAAAACATTACAAACTAATAATGCAATTACAAGGTCTGTATCGCTTGCTTTACTAATGGCAGATTTGTCTACTAGTGAGTTGGGACTTATTTTGGGTAATTTAGCAGTTCCTGATGCTGAACAAGAGCGTAAGATTTATGATGCATTCAAAATTATAGTTGGAGATGATTTAAAAGAAGTATTGGTTCCATTAAATGTTAATACAGTTGGTTTAGAAACATTGGCAGATTTACTTGATGTAAAAAAGTTGTTCCCAAAGAGTTGGCCGAGTATGACTGTACCAGCATATAATGTAAATGGTGCACCTGCAAATAGTAAGATTTACTATCCTATATTTGCACCATCAGGCGGCGTAAATAGTCAACTTACGCCCCAACCAGTTAATGTTGCGGATTGTGGATAATGGCATACGATACAATAGGTAGTGCAGTTGTTAATTCTAAGCTACCATTTGGTGCTGATATACCTTCACGGGCAGCAGCTATCGCTGAAATTAATGAGTTATTGTCAAGCAAAACTTATACGCCTACAAATGAATTACTTAATGTACCACCTGTAACAACAGCAAATATTCCTATATTAAAGCCTGAATTAAATAATTCCATACCAACAAATATAGCTACAGCAGCCAATGCTTTTGCTGTAAGTATGTTACAAGTTAAAAATGTTCAACAAATGAATGTTGAAGCTTTAGCACAAGTTATTCCAAATTTAGAGACAATTAAAGATTTAGATGTAAATGGAACAACGATTCCAGTTAACTCATCCGCGGTAAACACAGCCAAATCACTAATAGCAAATGGAAGTGGGCAAGACGGTACCTACACAATGTGTGATTTTTTCGGTGCTATGAGTGGAGTAGGTTACAATTATGTAAGTTTATTATCTAGTATTGACGGTTTGGATACCACAACGCTTGAAACAATTTATGATAGTATGATAACATTGTTAAGTGGAGGTGGCCCATATGATGCCTCACTACAAACACTTATAACAAACGCAGAAACAGAAATGCAAAATATAATTAATAGTCAATATGCCAAAGTACAATCTTTAAACACATTGTACAATAGTTTTGGCACACAACTATTAATTGAACAGAATGCTAGAACAAGCGCATTACCTAATCCTGATGATGTAGTATCTGCTCAATATCCCACTACAACAATTAGTTTTGTGGATCAGGTTCCTAATATGGCTATTGAAACACAGCCTTGTATGGCAGCGCAAGTTTTAGAAAATATTAGTGATAGCACAACAAGTACTGGGCAATCACTAATAGGTATGATGAGAGAAAGTAGAAATCAAGCAAGGCTAGAATTAGCAGGAGGACAATTAGATAACAATATC